AGTGCTATCTCTAAATCGGCTAACAATTTCGCTTTTTCTTCAGAAGCAGTCGCCAGTTCGGTATTCTGTTTTTGTACTTGTTTTGTTACTTGCAAACGTTTGCGTCTTGCAGTCAAATCGCGCTCAATGCAGTTGTTTAAATACTCGGCGAATTCGATATCGCCTTCTTCGGCTTCTAAAACCTTGAGTATAGGGCCTTCAATATATACGCGTCTCTCGTTTGCAAGTTGCAGTAATACACTGCGTGTTTCAGAACCTTTTTTCTTGATGTACATGTTTATTCGTATATTGTAAACGCTTGTGTACGGTTTCGATATCCTGCATAGTCTTTTCGAAATCGTTCAAGTCTTGGTTCGATATCGTCAGATTTCACAATCCAAAATTGGGCGCCTGCTGCTTTCGCCTTTTCGATTTCCATGTTATCTGAAGAGGACGATATAATTCCAATCACTACACCATTACCGTAACTATTGTTTATTTTATTCACCAATTCGATACCGTCAAACGTCGATCCTATCATGTTCAGATCGACAAAAACACATTCAGGCCGTGATTTTTTGTCTCCAGTTTCAAACCAGTTTTTAAATCGATTCGATGCTTCATCGGCTGAATTCAATGCCTCTAATGTAAGTGTTATATCTAAAATACTACAGGCGTCTTCGAAAACTAAGTGAAACAGATCTTCGTCATCAACTAATAGTAGCGATTCTATCATCTTTAATACCTTTCAGTTTTATTTTCACAACAGTACCGGTTTCGATACGTTCTGAATCGATTGTAAATCCATGCTCCTTAAGAATGCTCACACAAATACTCAAACCTAAACCGGTGCCAGTTTCTTTTTGATTTTCCCTGCGCATGTACGGTTTAGACAAGTATACAAACTCTTCCGGTGTCATTCCACGGCCGTTATCCTCTATACACAAAACATCACTTTTCATATATATCTTGACAAATTTCGTAGCACTATCATTGTATGTTAAGCCGTTGCGTATAATATTATCGATTGCAGTGCAAAACAGCGCATCATTTACTTTTACGACACATAGTTTATCGATCACTACTTCTTTTTGATATGATGTACCTTTTAAGAACGCTTTCAGTATTTTCGCTAAATCGTAGTATTCAGTTTCTAACCCTGAATCGTCTTTAATTAAATTGGTGAATTCTTTAACACCCTCGTAAACTTTTTGTGTGTGTTGAAGTCCTGCTTCAATCATTTTCATTGGACCGTCGATCTTCAGTCTATCAATGTCATCACGTGTTAATTTTCTTCGCAACGCTTTTACGCCACGGGGCATGTAAATATTTATACCCGAGTGCATGTCGTGTCGTAATATACGTGCTGCATGTCTTAGGTACGCATTTTTTTGTTCAATCTCTATCTCACCATTTTTTAATGCAGTTTGGTCAGATGCAATAAACACGATCGTTTCGTAAATCCCAATCGCATTGCGAACTGGGGTATAATAACCATTAAACCAGAATTCTTTACCGTCAGATCCTATTCGCAAAAAATCACCAGATACAGTTTCACCTTTAATCATCGTATCCCATAATATACGGTATTCATCGGATATGGCGTATTGTTTGGGCAATAGGTCTATATGGCACATCTGTTTCAGCACATCAGACTTGTAGCCTAAAATATCAGAGAAATTTTGATTTACTGAAAGTATTTTCCCATCTGTGTCGAAAATTGCAGTCACATTACTTTTTTCTACTGCTTTAAGTTTCAGTTTTTGATAGGCATCCTGAATATTATATGCCTTCACAATATTATATATTGACATAGCTAACGGTATAACAATTGCAATATACAGCATGTAAATCAGTCGAAGATTTGATAATGTATTCGGATGAAATTCTAATACCTGTAATGTGAATAGAACAAAAAAGGCCACAAGCATTATACCTGTGACCATTGTCCATATCTTCACTAATTTAATATTATTGTACATTCATCGACCTATTCGAGTTTATATTTGGTTTTATAATGTTCACCGAAACTATCACCGATGCCAATATCCAAAATTTCATAAGAATCCGGCAGTAAAGGTTTACGTTTACCCGGTGTCAGTATTTCGTCGATTGTGACATTTTCGAAACATTGTATTTGAGCTTTTGCATTTTTTCGTGTACCTTTATACACGACCCATATATCCGGTTTTTTCTTTAATTCAGTTTGCATTTAATTGCGTTTTCGCATCTGTAATTGTGTACGTATCCAGTCTTTGGCGATCGGATTTTTTACCGGTGTGCGTACCATGCCCATAATCTGTTTCCAAACCTTACTTAGAAGATTTTCATTGAATACGTTGTTATCGACAATTATGAAATTCGATTTACCGAACAGGTTTTGAAACTTGCCCATATTATTCTGAACTTTTTGCCAACTATCAGTCACAATATCTACCGCAACCGATCTTTCCCTTGCAGCATTACGACCTAATGCAATATCGAGTGATGTATTGACAAAAATCATATAGGTGTCATATCCCATATTTTCACACTTCTCACGCAAACCTTTTATCTTCTCGTAGTCGTCACCAGTGCCGTCATATATAACGCCGAGTCGACCCTCTAAGAAATTCGCTTCAGTACGATACATCGACTGTTTCGCGTCTTCACGATGTCGCATCGCCTTTTCATAATCATCAGGAACTTCGTGTTTCAAATATTCCAAGTCCATTGATAAGCCTGCATCGCGTAGCAGTTTCTCAAAAAATGTATCGCTATTTATGAATCGAAGTCCGTGACCGCCAGTCACTTTGCCTGATACAAACGATTTTCCTGAACCTGGTCCTCCTGCTAAAAAGAACGCTTTAAATATTGAAGGATCGTATACACCTTCATTCAGTTTACTGTCTGTGCCTCTAAGAATGTCTAAAAGTTTCATTTATAGTCCTGTTAGTTCGTCTGCATACTCCCATGATTTGATTCGAGTCTCTCCTTGAAGAGTCCGTACAAATTCTAATTTTATGTATTTATCGGAGTTCGGCAAGCCCTGCCCTTTAACTCTGAAAATCTTATATAACGAATGTGGGTCATTATTCAGTTCCTCAACATTTTCAAACAATGTATACATTGCTTTAATAGATTCAGGATCCGAAACGATTTGTTTTGTAACTTTTACGAGTGCCATTGCTTTTCTTTTTTAATAATTAGTTATTTGTATTGGATTTCAAATAGTTTACGAGTCGAAATTTGAAATCTTTTCTGCGGAATCCATCGGTCAATACGCGCGTGTTGTGGTTATGTGCTTCGGCGAATACGATTGCGCAATCGTACTTTTGAATAATACTGTCGATCGATTCTCGTTCATATATTGTGCGTTCTTGTGTACTTGCTTTAAAGTCGAATCGCCTAACACGGGCGTAATCGATAATATCTTCGACGACTTTGGTATCGTAATCGAAGTGTAAACAGATTTCAGTTGGGAATTCGATTAGCGGTTCTAAATAACGATCTAAATTTTCAATCAGTAATTTATACTCGCTGAATTCAGGGTCACATATAACTAATACTTCTGCTTTCATATTGGGTGTTTTTTAAAAAAGGGAGACAACTGTTTGCCTCCCTTCATATGTAATCAAAAAATCAAAAATTATGCTATCGTTTCTTCTGCAAAGTCCGCCCATAACGCTTCCAAGTCGCTCGGTGTCAGTTCATCGATTGCGAACTCTGATGTCGTTTGCAGTCTTTCGAGTATCTGAAGTTCTTTGGTGTGTCTGACCTCATCGTAAACAAGTCCACCTTCTTTTGCAAAGTTGTAATAAAGTTTTACCTTTTCTTTACCCTTCCTGTTCTTTTCGAACATCATGTACCGCTTACCTTTTTCCTTTTTGTCCCAACACAATTCAAGGAACGCACTGGTCATATGTTCAAGTCTTTTTGAACCGACATACGATCCGCCTTTATTTTTCTGTTGAATACATAAAAACGCAGTGTAAATGTTTTTCTTGTTATGTCCTGAATTGTGCGTCTTCATCAAATCAAGCATCCACTTTTCGGCTTTCTTTTGAGGCAGTGCCAAATCTTCTTGCACCATTGATTGAACCTCTACAAGTGAATCCATGACAACCAAATCCCAACCCTGATTAAGAACCGAAATAAGTGCCTGATAAGGTTTAATATTCAAATCAGGATTCGTTACATAGTTGCCGATGTAAAGGAAATCGATCTCACCTAAACCAGGATAGTATTGCCGGTTCGAATCGGTTGAAACATACGAGGATCGAAATTTATGTCTTTCAAACGTGTCGTTTCAACTTCTACCGAATCCGGATCGAATACTGTGACTGCTGGTTCTGATACCTGTTGCATCTTTGTTTCCTTCTGTAGTCGGTTGGCAGGTATCCTGCTTGCTCTTGATGTAGCGAAGTCGATCTTGATTAACTCCTCTTCGGAAGATCTCTGTGCTGCTCTGTATATCACGTCACGGATGACCTTTTTTTCGGATCCGAATCGCACTATCCACTGTTCGGTTTCCGAATCCCAAATAAGTGATGCTTCCATTAATGGTTGATTTGTCGAGTCGACAACATCTTCGCTGTTTAGCTCTTTGTAAGGCTTGTTTGTTTTAATAAATAACATAATATTGATTTTTAATTACAAAACAAATATAGAAACTTTATCTGAGATTTCCAACCTTTTTTAGTTAATTTTGAAAATTTTCTGTAAAATTGTTTCCCAGTCAGGATATTGTGTGGTTCCGAATTGTATCAACATACCATCGAATTCCGATGCGCCGTTTACCGTTCTATCGTCGATGAGATACTCGCCATTAAGCATATCCTTTCGATGCGTGATAATCATACTTTTGTAGAACTCTTCACCGAAATATTTCTGAATCCAAAACATCTTGTCGGCAGCTGCTGACTGATTGTCCCAAGGCGATGTTGTGGCGACACATAAATCGTACAGTCCAGTTCGATGTAGTTTTTGTATTGCTTCGATTGCACCAGGCATCGGTTCCGCGTCTCTAAATATACCTGGTATCAAATCAGGATTATATTGGTACATGTTGTGCAGTGTCGGTCCACATGTTTTAAGGTACTCTTTAAACGACTTTTCGAAGTTGACAAGTACACCGTCCATGTCGACAAACACTCTTATTTTATTACTCTTATTACTCATGACAATGCGATTAACAAGTTAACACCTTTATCGAGTTCCGCATCTTTGTAGCCGAACCTTTTCATTTTAGCGATTGCAGTTTGCAAATCCACAACTCCAAAGTCGTATTCGCCTGCCATCATTCCTTTCAATGACTGCATAATGCTCAGTGGCGAACCGTGTTTCGGTCTGTTATTCACAAACACATATTTTGTGTAGTTTGTAATCGGTATACCAGTGTCGGTGACGCTGTCGTTTTTGTATTCGTAAATGTCTTCCATACCGTTGAAAGTACCAGCCTCAAGATTTTTTGAAAACCAATCGATGTCTTTGTAGATCTCGTTTGGAACTGCGGTTCCATCCGTATTGCAAACCCAAATCGTAGCCGATTCGCCACCTGCATACTTGTCTGAACTACTCCACGTTTCAAGTGAAGGATACTTCTTTTTAACATACTGTTTCAAGATCGATGCAGATTCTGTACTGCCTAATCTGATGATGTCGTTACCGTTGTAATCTTTTTGCAACGATTTCGCAGGAATCTGAAATTCGATTCCGTCGATTTTGATTGTCATTTTTTGTTTCATGATATTGATTTTAATTACATAACAAATATAGAGTCTTTTTCTGAATTAGGCAACCTTTTCCCTAAAAAAGATTCGATTTTTTTCACTTTTTTTTCGAGTCGGTTTCTAAACGTGAAGAGTTTCCGACAAGTAATCGGAACACTAAAAACAGTGTAAGTGCCTGCCAAAAGTCGATCTTATTTGCACCGTCGACAGCTGCTACGACACCGTAATTCCAACAAAACATAATCGGGTATGCGAATATCACTGCGGCCGCAAACAATAAGAACACCAGTGATGCTAAAAATCCGAATACAAATCCTAAACTTTTCATTTTTTTGTTTTAATTTTAAAAAATGGGTGAGGTTTCCCCCACCCTATGTAATCAAAAATCAATCAATTCATCGAAAAATAACCGCCAGGTTTCGTTACCTTATATGTCGGTGTGTTGAAAATCTGTTGGTTCGAATCCCATCCTTTGTTGATGAATTTACCGGCAAGTCTCTGTGTATCTCGTTTGACTCGATCCGATACAGGAGTCGTGTAACTATGTGATGCCATGTCGGTGAGACAGTTGACTGCGTCCCAACTATTTACCGGAGTCGGACAGTTTCTCAGTTGTGATACATTCAAAGTGTCGAGTTTGATACCTTTATTTATATAATCGGTTTTCCAACTCTCATCACCTAAATATCGTGTGATACGCTCACCGTCACCACTCCAGTTTTCCATAAGGTGTGATTTGATCTTATTGTATTCGTATACAGATAAATTCGAATTAACTGCATCGGCTATACGATCCTGATAGTGAACTATCTTATCCTTATTCGGATTCACAAGGTCTTCGTAAAGTTGTTTGTACCATTCTGAAGGTGTTGTCGATGCATCTAAAAACTGCGCCTTACCTGGTACGATTCCGGTCATGCCATTAGTACAGATCTGTCGTTCAACAAAATCGCTTATTGCGGTTGGTCCGAGTAGATCCCAAACGATTTGTTTACCGAATGAAATGTCTTCACCTGGTAGTGTGAGTGCTATCGGGTTATCCCATTTAAGATTAAACGCAACCTTTGTGCCGCCATCGGATACAAATGTGTTTGAAAGTTTGACTCGATCCGATTTGTCGAGTGCGTAACTAATCATGTCTTGAATTGTACCCGGTGCAATTGACGTTTCGGAACCTGATAGGTCACCCTCTTTGCAGATTCGTTTGATCTCTTTGTCTTCCTTGTTGATGACCAGTGAGATGTTTCCTTTTGTCTGTGACATTGCACGCATCAATTCTTTAACAATTGCAAACCCGGCGTTCTGTGCCAAATTCTCGTTGAGGTGATTGACTGTCTTATGCGTAAGTCCAACTAATTTCAGTAGGTCTTTAAACGCAGTGTCGCTCATCGGTAATACTTTACCGTTGATTTCGAGTTCTTTTCGTGATCGAACACGAATTTGGGTCATCGGAACCGTCATGCTCCGTGTCTCTTGTAATGCTGTCTGTAAGTCTAACATAATATTGATTTTTAATTATACACAAATATAGATTCTTTTTCTGAGAATTCCAACCTTTTTCTTAATTTTTTTTATCCATTTAATAATGGTGTTTCTGCACGTAACTTTCGTACTGTATCTGCATCGCGTAACCCGAACACGGCTTGCTCTTTCATCTTCGCTTCGATCATGACATCGATAGTGTGACCGTGTGAATCGATCGGACCGTCGACATAATCGGAATGTGCTTGGTATTTGATGTGACTGTAAAAATCGTACGCTTCTTTGAATGTAGGCCATTTTTCTAAGTCTTCCCAAGGTATACGATTGTTACGAAATATGTCAGTGATAATTTTGACCTTTTCTTCACGCCTTGATTCACTGTAATGTGTTGCAGGTACAACACCCTTCGGCCATGTTGATACAGCAGCATCTAACGCTTCATTTTCGGTCATACCACCAGTGTGAAATTTATGGTGAAAAAAATCGAAAGTTATCGGCAATTCTTTGTTGCACATTTTGTGCAGTTGCATCAGATCCGTAACTGCGAACATCGAAGACTTGTCGTCATTCTCAACAACTACCCGTTGTCTTGTGCTATCTTTGAGTCGGCGCCAATTCTGAACCCATCTCTTGAGTGTCGCTTCTTTGTCATCGTATGCACCACCGACATGTATATTTATTTTGTTGTCGAAACTCGGCGCAAATCCCATGAGATCGAATATCTCACTGTGAGCGTCAAGTTCTTTGATAGTCTTTTCTACAACCTCCTCATTAGGCGAACATAGTACATTAAAAGGACCAGGATGAAATGTCAGTCGCATGCGTTTCTCACGGGCGTACTCGCCTACAAATCCTGCATTGTATTCGATTTCGTCGAATCGTTTGAACTTACGAATATCGTATGTACCTAACCAAGGAAACAGTTCGGATCCCATTCTGAAGAATTTGATTTTCTTCTTGTGATTCCACTCGAGTATCTTATATAACGAGTCTAAATTTGAAAGTATGAGATCGGTAATTACCTCTTCGCCGCCTGCATCGATTGTCGATTTTCTTGCAGTTGACATCTTTACTTTTTTTGCTTGGAGTTGCGTATTAACGCATGCGTAACCTATGTGTCGTATCATACTGCAAATATAGAAACTATATCGCAGATATCCAAATTATTTATAGAAAAAATGATTTTTATTTTCTACAACCAGTTCTCTTCGCATTACTTTACGTACCCAAGAACGATTCGTAGAGACATCAGGATTGAGAAAATAGATCGCTGAGGTATCGATTGGTCCACTGATAATTAGCATCATTGCTGCCCTGTCACTTTCCGCAGTACGTGTGAAACCGTCATCATGTACTCCTGAGAACTGATTCGGTTCGAATATGACCGACTGCATGTCGATTGAACGTTTACGCATACGATTCAGTACAACACTGCCTACCATAAGTTTATCGTGGAATGTTTCAGTACCGGATTCGGAATTGATTAAACGTGACAACAGATCGATTTCCGACTGTTTCGATTCAAGAAAACGATAATAATAAAGCGCAACCGAAGATGATGCGCTGGTATCAGTACTCGTCGGTACCGAAATCGATAGCAAGACTATCGTTATACATGTGTAAAGTATTCTTTTCATAATCGGTTTAGATGTTATACGGAAATACGCAAGCCTCTGGTACTGCTAAAACTGATTTGTGTTGATTAGTCGATTTTCAGAGTTCTTGGCTTAGATGCCTCAGCATACGGAATCGTGATTGTCAATAAACCATTTTCCATTTTAGCTGTAGAACCCTCTAAATCGTATTTTGATGCAACCTTATACGCTAAATTAAATGAGCGCTTCGCAATACCTTTGTGGATATAATTGATTTCGGTATTGTCGACTTCTTTCGGTTTTTCATACGTGATTTTTATAACATCACGATCTTCAGTGCTGATGCGAACTGCGTCTTTTTCAATACCGGTGCATGCCACTTCGAATACCAGTCCATCCTTTGTCTCGTAGATATCTAACGGATGAGGTGGTTTCGTAGCATACGCTGGTACAAAGTTTTCAGTGTCTTTAAATAGGTCTTTGAACAAAATGTCAAAGGGGTGTGTATCCCCTAATAATAGTCGTGTACTCATATCACTCCAATGTTTGTGCCGTCACTAAGATCGGCGGTTAATAAATAATTAAAATTGCACCACTGAGGTTGCGTATTTCCAATATAACGATCTCTAACCTTTTAAAAGTACCTTACGTTTAAGGTCTGAACGTGTCCATTCCGAGTAAGTTGACGCCGATATATTTAGCGCGCTCAACTTGTCGTTCGACCAACCATCCGGTTTCGATAACCAAAATTCATCAGGCCTATTAATAGTACCGTCTGCATTAATGATTTCTGATAGTGTGTCTTTTGGTACGTATACAAGTAATGTGTCCATAATATAATTGTTTATAAATATGTTGTAATATATATCATTTTTTCGACTTTTCCAAATTTTCTTCGTCTTTTTTTTCAGAAATTTCTGTTTTTTCTGTTAAATTATCGATTTGTTGCTCTAATGACTCTAAAACAACTAATATTTGGTTTTGTTGCATTTCCGCTATTCGGAGTCTTTGCTCTAATAGGCGAATTTCATATGCGATCTCTCCATACTCATAAATTTTCTGCGCTCTCGCGGCTGACAGTTCTACTAAATTCATATTCTAAGTCTTTTATACGTTCTGAATCGAAAGTTCCACCGGTTTCAAGTGAGGCTTTCATGAAATTTTCTACGTGACGATATTGATCTGATGGCACCTGTACATCATACTGTTTTGCCAATTCAAGTACAGTTTCCAGTTTCTTTTTACTATCATATAACGGGTCATTTAATGCAAGTTGATAAAATGCATTGGCTAAACCTTCCCAAATTCTTTTGGCGAAAATTGTGTCTGGTGTATTCGTTGTAATTACCGAGTAGATGTCATCTGCTGTCTCTATACGCATATCAATAACCTTTAAAATTTACACGTTCCGTTTTATGGAAAACGTCATCGTATGTTAAAAAATAACAATTGTAACAAATGAACTCTAAGTTTTCGCGTTTGTGATTTGTCAGGTCACCATCTTTCCATATTAAGATCAGTGGGACTTTATAGTCGGTTATCCGTTTTTCATTAAATCCACAGACCGCACATTCTTCGGGGAATACGCACTCGTCGATTATGCGACGGGCTAATATACCACGATTATACTTCGGATGCTTGCCGTCTAAAATTTCGAAGATGTCCTTTTTAAAAAACAAGGTCCCATTGTTTTTAGGCACGCCCTTACCTGAAGGATTTTTATGAAGATCCCATAAAGTTTTGCCGGTCTCCTCGTCGATATAACGTTTTGCATAGATCCGATACGTATCGAAATGACAACCTATAAAGCGCGATGCTTCTTTATTTGAGCGCGAGTTAGCCATCGCATAACGTATTTCACGCTCAGTTAAATTCAAGGCTTTATTTTTAATTAACGGCATATCAATCGTGCAATAGTGATTCGATTCCACGTAAAAACCATAGACACGCACTACCAAACATGCCGTCTAAAAAGAACTGGGCATCCGATTCGAACACCGTTGCAGTTGGACTCCAAACCGATAACGATACAAAGAACGACACCCACACACTTGCACATAGAAAACAATCCATCATTCTTGCTACGAACGATAGCACTGGTAGTGTAAGCATTCGATCCTTAAGCGGCCGTGTTATACCGGCATCGGCTACGATTTGCGTGATTCCGTATACAACCATTAGCCATACAAATGTTGCGAATAACGTACTCATTTTATTAAATCTTTTGATGTTTGAATATAGGACCGTATGCCTTGTACATGCAGTGCTTCTTGCAATTTTTTAGCGGTCGTTTCTTCACCACTGTATATTATCGAATCCGACACAGAGGATATAATTTTTGAGCGTAGCATCATTCGCTGCATTTTAAGCGATACGATTGTACCTTCGGCCTGTATGTCATGGAATTCGCCTACAGTCAGTAGTGTCTGTTTGATTGTGCCATACTGCGAATCGGTGAATTCGATATTCGGTAAATAGAGTCTGATACTATCAGAGTTACAAGAATTGCATTTCTTCGACATGGTATAGAACTATTTATAGAAACGATAACGTTCGTTAAATTCTTTAAGTTTTGCAGTTAGACGATACATCGCATCCGTTAACGGACCGTATGAAGCCCAAATGTTGATGCTACCGTATCTAATATACCCGATCGTATAGTCATCATACACTTTTATCACACTCTCTAATTTCGGTTTCATAAAACATTTTCCTAAATTTCATATAAGTATGAAACCTAAAAATATTAAAACGCTGTTTAACCAATTTTTTTAACCATTCGTTCATGCACGGTTCTACGTGTTAGACGTTTAGCATCATCTGAATAGTATTCGTATGTGACCCAACCCCATTCGACAAGTACAACCGAACCTTTCGTTAAAAATTCAGGTCGTGTAAAATCGACATTTTGCACATAGTCACCTATACTAATCGATTCCTTCTTTTCTTTCTCATCTTTTTTTGGTTCGGTCTTATCGGCTTCCGCTTCACCGTCTTTCGATTTCTCGTCGCCGCCTTTATAGGCTTTTTCTAATTGTTCCATGTCGATCGGCACACCATTTACAAGTATGTGTTCGATTCCACGATAGTCGAATTCGAATGTTTTGCCGTTGAGGTCATAACCATAACCGACGACCGGATTGCTAACGTCTTCAGCACTTGCTAATACATAGTATACGCCGTCGACATACACTTTAACGTCAACACCAGTGGCTAAATATTGTGCTAATAAACGATTATCGAAATAATACATAGGCTTTCTTTATTTATAATTAGTATATTTTTCTAAAATATTAAGGAATTCATCTACAGTATATCGTTTCGATTTCTCATCATATATACGTAACTGTTCGATGAGATCAGGACGCTCCTTTGTTATTTTAATCAACACATCTAATCCACCAGATTTCTTGAATCGTTTGAACGATACCTCACCTAATATATTTGTGTCGTTGACTGTATCTGCCTCTGTATCACCAGGCAGTAATAGATAGTATATCATGTTATTCGTTGGTTACTTTAATTAGATCTTGTGAACTGTCTACTAATTTACGAATCTGAATACGCATTGTACCTAATTCGAAAGTTCCAGTTATATCGGGTTCGCTTGCAAGTATTTCCGATATCGATTGTAAAAACACGAAATCTTGTTCGGTGAATGTGCGCTCATCGATTTCGATTACAACATCACTGAAAATCGTATCGTCCCACTTTACACGGCCTGCTAAATCGTAACGTGTGTTAGTCTGTTCGGAACGTATATAGGAATCTGCAACCAATTCATATTTCGACTCCACATAGATTTTCGAACACCACGGTTCCAATACAGGCAGTATACCAGCACCATTTTTCAATACGATACCGATGTCGTATTTAGGTGGTACTATCGGTTTCATGTATTCATCGTGTTTCACAAAGTGACCCCACTTACGAATAAAGTTACGTGTCGAACGCATATTCTGTGCTTCCCATTCAGGATTGTTTGTGTGAATATTCGGAGCACCGTCTGTAGTATTTCGGCGACTGCCTCTACATGTCATATGATATACGAAGCCTTGCCATGTTTGTACAAAACGGATTCCGTTTAAATGGAAACGATTGAATATATCAGAGTCTTCTTTCGATTGTGGTGCGTATAACCAATCATGCCCACCGATCTCTAAAAAATCGGTTTTCCAAAATGCCCACGGTGCGAATACACCTTCAGTTGTTTTATTTTTTATATATAACGGATGATTTTTCAAGTCTTCTAACAACTCGGATTCTTTGAAGTCTTCCGGTTCAGTACCGAAATCTCTTAGTATCTTTTCAGGTCCTGGTGGGTGTAGAGGTGGTTCTATACGAGTAAGTGACACAATAGTTTTCGGCTGCATCAAGCGTTCTATCTCATCTAATGCACCAGGACAAAGGTACATGTCTGCATGATATATCATGCATATGTCGTGTTTTGCTACATTAGTGACGAGTTTATCATACAAAATCGTATGACCAAGACGGTTTGGACTATCATTGATAATATAAGACACATTAGAATCATCCATAGTAATCTCAGCCAACCAGGCAGCCGTTCCGTCACTGGACGCATCATCAGCAATGCAAATTTGGACCTCATGAGATCCTTGATTTTTTCGAATCGATTCATATGCCCATTTTAAATATTTCAAGTTATTACGCGACGGTAATATAAGACTGATTTTCATTTTTACCTTACTTTATATACAATTTATTATATGTTTTTTCTAACCAAACACCAGGATTCGGTTTAATACCGCAATTGAAATGGTAAATGTATCCGTATTTTGTAAATAGCAGATCGTCACCAATCAGTTCAGACCTATTTAGGTCTTGCATATTCCATTCGTATCCCAACAATTTGAAGTCTTCATAGAGGTATTTATTAACAAAAAAATTGAATACCGGTTGGTCATTACCCACACCATAGTTTTTTTGCATCCATAGTATCTTTGAATGATTCGATTCATAAAAATTCTGAATCTGTTTAAAAAACTCTTTATGCGTTTTATTGAATAATAACACACCCGAATTAAAATATTTATAATAAGGGAAGCTATAATTATCAAAAAGTTCTTTTGAATAGTTTTCAATGCTGCGCAACACCCAATCATAATCTCCGTAATTTGCAACAGCACAAAATTTATTCTCACTCAAATCAAATATATTCGGCGCATCAGGTTTGATAATTGTATCCGAATCTACATATAACACCTGATCGTAATCGATATTATTACTATCTAAGATGTCAAGAATATACATCTTTATCCATTGCGGCTTCATATATTCGGAATCGATGTGTTGATTTAAAACAAACAGTTCACACGAATTAGTTTCTGCATAACGTTTCCAACTGTTTATAGAAAACTCGTATCCTTGGTTTTTACTTCGTTCGTCTTGAACGATATTTATCATAAAAATTACGTTCTTACTCATAATGTTCTTTTATTATATCCCATGTATGCGACATCAATTTTTCTCTCAGTTTTCGGTCGAACCCGCTATACACCCAAATGTACCCGTACTTTATAAAATACGGTGTAAGATCTTCAGCGAGTTGCCAGTTAGATCCTAACCAGCCAAACCGATTCAAGTGCATCAACCAATACGATTTTGGTAGGTCTCTATTCACATCAATGTTTTCAATTTGAAGCATATAATTATAGATCGGCTGGTCTGTACCACGTTTTACAGTCGATTCCAATATACGAATTTTTTCGTAATTATCCAAATAAAATTGACGTAATTTTTCTAAAAAGATCCTATGTTGTTTTGTAAAGATCTGAAACCCGCACGATACATACTTTTTATAATCGAAGTCGAATGAGTTGAACAATTCAGAATATGCATCGACGCCCTCCATTATCCATCTAACATTTTCTAATGATTGGAATGCAGTTAACTCATTATTAGTGAGTTCAAAAAAATTAGGAGTATCCCATCTAATCATTGTACTTGCATCGATTACTGCAATTTTCTCGTAATCTATACCAGCAGTATCTAATTGGTCAAATACGTCGAACCAACGAGTCCATGTAACTTTGTGTTCAGTAGTGTCGTATTCGGTATGGTCGTATTCATAAAATAATACGCCGTTACGTTCACACCAATATTGCCAAGTTCGTTTCGAATATTCGAAATACTCGAAATTGCCGTGCTTTTGAGATATAACAGAGTTTTCACTTTTAACAGCAATCCAAAATAATACATTCATAATATAATACTTTTATTTAATCTAAACTGGCGATTATATCTTGCCAATGTTGCAGGTATACCGTCTCCGAAAAATGCTGCTTATAGTATATTTTAGAACTTGCAGACATGGCATTATAAAAGTCCACATCATTTTTTAGTTTTGCAGCAAGATATTTCGCCTTGGGTAAATCGTTGGGGTCAACTGACAGATCAGGAAAACACAAACGTTGGGTATCATTATAATTAATTCCTATACACGGTATGCCTAAAAACGCACAATTTAAACTGAATGTACCTGCACCGTATACCGGCATCATGTGAACTGCGTATTTAAAACGATTCAACTGTACTATCCAATCCTTCCAATTAAGATACGGTAAATGATTTAAACCTACAATACCCTTTTCCTCTGTTTGCATTCGTCCCATTTGAGGGCCCCATATTTCACTTTCAAAATGTTGAGCGACTAAGTAAGAATCGAATCCGCCATACCATCTAACAAAGTTGCCACCGATGATTGCGTTTTCTCGTGTAATGTTAGGTAGATTCGTTAATAGATCTTCGATCATCAGTGCCGGATTAATATAACACGGCTTTTCTAATAGGCCTGAATAGTAGCGCAAATCTGCATCGTTATGTGCAAATACAACATCGACCGACATCATCTGTTCATAAAACCACAGACTCTGTTCTAATGGCAAATCCTGAAAATACCAACTCGGACCTTCTTGCATAAATGCAGTACGTTTGCAGTATTTACGAATTTCAGAAACTACATCGATATCGGTCCAATCTGCTAACTTTTTTGGAAATATAACGATTCCTAAATCGTAGTTTTGATTGTGAGATTTAATATCTCTAAACGATACATGTGTTGCATTTAATGCAGCGAACCAAGCAAATTCGGTTCGCATGTTTGCATGAGATCTATCGGTTTTACCCGTGAATGGAAGTTCACTGAAGAATGCTATTTTCATTTTTTATTTTCAGGGTTTTGAGCAAATACGTCTTTCCACGTTTTGAATCGATAATTAGGCGTATATAGATTGTAACAATTCAATTCCGAATACTGATTTGCTATCGGATACCACCAGTGCGATTTTCTCAGTAGTCCAATATTGTTTTTATCGATACCTTCTTCCCCTAAAATATTTGCGCGCTTATTAGGATGCTTCCGATTATGCGGCAAGTAGATATGTTTGAAATGATATTGTGTTGCATCCGGTATGCATTTCGAAAGTGCTAACAGAAATGCCGTATCCTCATGTACAAAGAATACTGCTTTCGGTATATTTACACCGGCCTTCACAATTTCTGAAGATATCACCAATCCACAACCGTTAAATTTGAAAGGCTGTATCGTTTCGATATCGGTTGTTTCATGGAGATTATTTATACGTTCCATGTCTTCAACTGTATTTGTATAACGTACACTCCACCAGTCTTTCGGGTCGTCGGAATGTTTTTTAAGATTAAACGACGGGTGCTCTAAAGGGGCCCAACTCGCGTCCCACATTTTGCACGATGCGAATGTTGCAATATATTTCGGTGTTTGATCGGATACCGTTTGATGCAGTGAATGAATTGAGGAAAACATAGTCACCGGTACAAGCATGTCGGATTCGCCCCATACAAGTACATCGTGCGAGTCGCAGTACATGGTATTGAATTCACGTCGATAATCGGCTATTGTATACAGATCATTTATTACGCATATTTCAAAATCGTAACGATCTGCAAGTTCAACAATTCGATTTACTGATTGATTCAATACCTCAGTGCTTACACATTTTTCTAACGAAGTATCGGAACATACGCACAGATCTACGTGTACGCGCCCCTCGTTTTTGTGTTCCGAATCGAATACCGTAATCGCTTCACGCAATGTAGATAGATACGATTCAATGATGTCTACTTCATACCACTGTATTAAACAACCTATTGCTATTTTTGTTTTCGGTTTTTTCTGCATTGTATTATCTATTTTATTATTTTTTCTGGTTTTCTCCAAGATCCAATATGTTCATGATGCACCAAACAAGAATCTACCACAAAACTTTTAGCGCCTTTCTTCCAATTGTTTTCTTGAAAACATTCCTGTTTTCGCCATTTAAGTGCAGGGTCGAAAATATTTCCATTTACGTTGTAGGTATTATAGTATTCTTTATTGAACGCGGTGAACCAACCATGAATCGGATACTGATTGCCTGTGATGTCGCGTATTGTATGCGAACACGTATTTCGTCTCTGTGGTGGGAATGTAGTTCGATTGTCACATATCGGCCCATATACTGATCGATCTCTTTCAGAGTGAGCCTCTATAACTCGAAATAGATTATTAATAGTGTCGTTAAAAATTAAATCCTCGTTTGTCACACAAAATACATCATTGCCGTTTTCAATTGCCATTCGCACACCTTCATTCCAACATCGTGTCATACCGCCTTGTTGGTCAGGAAAATATCGGTAATGTGAATTTTTTGGAAATGTATATGGGTTTTCGGATGCGTTTTCTAATATGAATAAATCGTATTCCAACTTAAGATTATCCGATAGTGAACTTATGTACGTATCGAGTAGCGCATGACCATTTGGTCTATACTGCGCACTTTGATGTACCGTTACAATAAATGCAGGCTTCATATATAATTGACGTGTTGTTTTACATGTTTAGGATGTTCGATATCGACATAACACGCGTATCGATGTGAAAGATTTTCCGACAAGTGTGGCCTTAATATCACGTCACCTATATCCTTACCTTTCGCATTGTGTATTTTATATAAAGCCGAATCGAAATCTTTCCAATATTCACCGGCACGGTTTAGTTGTGCATAACGCAAATCTCTGTATTTTTCTGGTCTCCACCATGCATAATGGTAGGTTACAAGATCGGTCGGATATAACATTGGATATTTCTGTGTCATGAAATTCAATAACACATCACGGTAGAACTGCTCTGTGCCGTAACATATGCAGACTCGTCTTGATTTGGTATCTTCTGCAGATTTTTTATAACGTATCCATTGTGATTTTTCAGCGTAGTATTGATTTTCGATAAAATCGATCCAGTTACTTCTGAATCCGGTATTAGGTGTCAACTGTTTACAATAGTTTTCGATGTCCGACTTTGCATCTTCATGATGGAATACATCACCTTCAAACGGAAAGATCAGGTCGCCCTCTGCAATATCTATACCTAATTCTTTAAAGTTTGAACATGCTAAATAATAGCATTCCGGTGCTGTTGCAGTTTCAGGATACTGCATCTCATTAAGTATTATTTTCGTGTTCGGATATTTATATTGTGCATCTTCAACAATTTGTTTCAATTCTGCATAGTCGAAACCACGATGTCCGTCTAAAGTGAATTCTTCGATAAATCGATCATCGACTACGGTAGTCCCTTCTGGTCCTTGTGGGAACATTCCTTCATTATAGATTATATAATCAGGATCGATCGTATCGACTATATTATCGATTTGATACCTTATTAGATGACTATCACAAAATACTGGGGCAATAACTATTTTTTTAGGCATTCGATATTCTTTTAATTATTAATATACCAGGATTATCATCGGACCGATATTCCGTAATCCATTCAGTACTATTTTTTAGAAATTCAGTTGCAGCACGATCTACATCTCTTTTTTTGAGAACTGCGTCGTGGTGAAACCTATATTGTCACGGGTTTTTCAAATGATTCGTCGATTGTTGAATATACACTCATAGACTCCCTTATCTTTTTTTAAATATTTCGCCGACAAAATAGTCGATTTTATTTTTATTTGATGCACGGCCCTCGTTCGCCTTCCTTAAACGTTTTTCGTTTCGTGTCAGAACTTCGATATCGGGCTTCTCACTTTTAACTTGTTCTAATCTTGCACGGTCTGCTTCACCAATATTAATATCGTTTACAATTAACTGTTCGAGTTCTTCAACAATCGAATTCTCGTCGAATGTACGTAATTCACCGATATACTGATAACCGTTCTCTCCGATTATCTCTTCGAAAACCTCTCTTATTTTATTTCGAATCGACGAGATGACTTGTTCTTGATGCAGTACCTTTTCGGTTAAGCCGTCTTTACTAAAAAAATAGTGCTTTATACGTTCTGTAACTAATCGATCTAATAGCGCAGACAGTGTATCTATATTTGTTATTCGCATAATTTATTTTTTCCAAAAATCATATAATCCGTTTTCGATTTCATACGCATCCCATACCATTCGAGTCTTCATAGGTTTCGTTTTAGCCCAGTTCCACATTTCGGTAAGTCCAGTTTCCAAATCGGTTCGATGTTCAAATCCTAAAATGTCAATCGATTTTTGATATGTCGACCACGCATACTTGACTTCATGTCTTCCTTCTAAGTGCTGAACTTCGCCTTCACCGATAATTTTAATTAATGTGGCAGCTGCTTCATTAATCGTTGTTTCATGTATACCACCTAAATTTATAATTTCCTTTGATGCTTTGGGTTCTATTGCGGCTTTCCATAGAGATGCAACCGAATCATCTATATATGAAAACGCGCGTTTCTGCTTACCATCACCGAAAATTGTCATCGGATGACCATTTAGATGCTGGTACATCCATATACCTAAAACGTTACGATACTTGTCCCATATATTCTGCTTAATACCGTATACATTGTGCGGCCGTATTATACACCAGTCTAAACCGTGTTGACGACCTGCTGTTTGTATATCCATCTCACATGCATACTTTGCTACACCATACGGGTCAATCGGTGCAGGTTGCAAATCTTCACTGAATGGCGCTTTATTGTTGCCGTATACTGCCATTGATGATGCGAATACGAGTCTTCTTACTTCGTATTTTATACAGTTATTGACAACGACAGTTGTCGATATCAAATTGTTCTGATAGTTATAAACTCGTATAAATGGCGATAACCCTTCGGCAGCATACGCAGCAAAATGATAAACATAATCTGGTCGATGCGTACTGAATACCTGATCGACAGCGGGCGGCGCTGAATTCAGTTTGATATTATAAAATACGACATCCTTATTGATATTCTCATGATACCCACCAGATAGATCGTCGATACCGATAACGGTTGCAATATCGTTTTCGATTAGATAGTCTGCTAATCGACTCCCTAATAAACCTGCTACACCCGTTATTAATACTGTAGGTTTTGACATCAGTTATCCTTTAATTAATGTTTCGTAAAATTCGTTTTGTTTCCGTTGACGTTCTATCGTTTTGATATGAATTAGGCACCAATTCTGCACATCTTCAATAGCGAAATGATCTGATACTTCCATTGACCCTAAATTCAAATGTGAGCGGTACCCGGTGACCATTTCATGTACACGATTTTTCCACTGAATTTCTGGTAGATTACGCATCAATCTTTGTTGGACATCAGGATAATTAACAACTAAATGGTCGTAATTTTTCGCTACAGGAAAGCCGATACGGTCAACTCGCCAGTTCTGTTGACGGGCATAGTCTTCGGTCAGATTCTGAACTATATTGATTCTTGGCAACCAGAATATATCGATACCGGCATTCTCCTTTAATAGTAACGGCAAGTGCATCAGTAATCCGTCGCCTAATGTTTCATCGGCATCGATCTGAAAAACGTATTCCTTTGAGCAATTCGCTTTGAGATTATTTTTGAATTTGGAAAAATCCGCATCTAATGCGAAATCGATGCGTTTGACCGGACATCTAAATGTGTCTTTATACGTTTCGATTACAGCAGTGACTTCAGGTGTCGTATTGCCTAAATCACACTGGATTACGATCTCGTCTTCAGTATCGACAAAGTCTCGTAATTGTAGAAGCAAACGTTCCAATTCCTCATGCTCGTTGCATACCGGTATCGCATAACTTATGTTCGGATGCTCTTTTCTAAAAATAGTCTTACGTTTGCTCATTGGTTTGTGTGTTTTTTGCTTTGGTTTCATCGATCCAATTCTGAACTATCTGTTCGTAAAAATCTAAGGCCTGGTCGAACTCGTACATACTCCAAACTTTTGTAGGCGTATTTAAGATTTTAAACAGTCCAAGACTCATGCCTTTATTTGTTTCTACTGGCAATTTGATTATCTGATGGGTCTCCATTTCAGAATCATCAGTAACCGGTTTCACATCAGACACTGCCCAATACAACTGATTCTGTGCATCGATATGTGGATGCAAGGCTGCAAAATAACTAAATGTTACCATCGGATACCATACATGACCATTCGAGTCTACAAATTTATGACTTGCAATTTTCGAAGGCATTTGCTTTTCTATGTGTAAAAGCATGTCTTCGTTTTCGACTTTCCACGCATTCCAATATGTTTGGTAGCCGGTTTCCATACAAATTTTATACGTGTCGTTTTTAGGTATATTCGGATCGTCAGTTTCAAAATCCACCTTTTCAACTAATACTTTGTAGTTACCAGTGAGCGGTGATTTCTCATCGTACCCTGCTTTTACTTTAGCAGGCCGTTCTTCTTTCGGATCTATTTTTATTTTTTTACTCATTTCGTTACTTTATTCAATTTAGGTAATACTAATTTTTTAGGCTGTTCATTTTGCATTATAGCATTTTTATTTGTATTTTCCAAATATTCTTGCAACTTTTCTTTCATATTTTTTAGAGTAAATTTACTCAGCGTATAGTCTTTATGTGGCGATGTGCGCTTCAATGCAGAACTGTACGATTTGAAACACTGTTCTAATGTTTTTGCCGCAAACGCATAGTTCACTGTAAACCATTTCGAATCTTTGATTATCCAATTGTTCACTGCGGATTCGTGTACATTATTTACACTACCAGGTAAAAGATACGAATAATCTGCATTTAAGAAATCTAATGGACCTGACCAATTTGATGTTATAACCGGCTTACCTGTCGTTGTAAATTCCAATAAAGGCCTGCCGAAACCTTCACCTTTAGCAAATGACACCATTGCTTTCACTTTCGAATGATTATATAACTCGTTAATTTCACTGTCGCTTAAATCACCATACAGTAAATAGATTGATGGAAACTCTCCGGCGACTCCACGGTCACGTATAATTTCTTGTATTTGATTTATTTTATTTTCGATCGCCTCTCGTTCAATCAGTGAAAATCCTGCCATACTTGTTTTTAATATCAGTGCAGGCTTTTCGTTTTTCGGATAGTTTACAAACGTACTTAAAAACGTATTCACAAGCATACCTACATCTTTTCGATCATGCCCCAAATCACCTTGTAACCAGTGACCGACAAACAAGTATGCAAACTTTTCAGGTATCGCATCTAAAGTTTTCTTTATGTTACTTTCCGTATCGAGTTCTTTGAGTTTGCGGAATACCGTAGTGTCAACACCTTCAAATAATACTTGAACCGGTTTCGTACATCGTATCGTTGACATGACCTGATTTGTACGTTTATCGCGTTTTTCGTACTGTATCGTTTCGAACACACGTTTTGAATGTTCGCTACTTGTCAATACTAAATCCATACGATTACATCCGTCAATCCATTCAGGTGCGCAGTTATCGGTTTCGATACCGGCAGTGATGCCGATATTGTATTTACCAATGGTCTGAAACTCGTTCGGTATTGTGCAGTGTATGAAAATATCCGGCTGAGTTTCTAAATTGCCGTTATGAAGACGTGCAATGATTTCTTTATCCTTGACATCATCTAACGCGTTCATAGGTGTTGAGCCCCATGCCAACGGCACAATTTTCAAGTCGTATCCTAATTCGATTAACGCATTACATATATCTCTTGACCTTGCGCCATAACCACTTCGTGTACTTACAGGTCCTGCAAAAACTATTTTTTTATCTGACATAGTGTATCTATTTATATTGTTATTCCAGTTTCGGTTATTTTAGGTGTCTCGTCGACTTTGTAAAGTTTGTATGCCTCAGGCTGTTTCCAAACTCGCAATACCGTATCGATGCCCTTTGAAATGCCATCAGACATCGATTTCGCCGACATACCAGATTCTTCAGACATTAGCCAGTTTCTACCACTGTTACCTCTTGCCTTCAAGTCTTCACGTGATATATTATAGACATCGAATAGCGTTTCTGCTAAATCGGCATCATGTACACGATCGTCGAAAATATAAGGTGTCGCCAAAGATCCTTGGATCGAAATATTCGAAGGCCATACAGGAAACGCCCATTCACCGCATTCTCTATATGTTCCTCTGTGATTCGATGTGATTTGTGAATCTGGTGTAAACCAATTACCGTTGCTGTCTTTGAATCGCATCTGGTCTTGTAGTCCGCCAGTGACATTATTTATTACCGGTGTTCCTGCCATTATCGACTCGGCTGATGATAAACCAAACCCCTCATTCGATGCGATATTGACTGTCACATCCGCAAGGTTATAATAGTAGTTCAAATGCTTGTTCGATAGTTTCTCAACACTGAATAGAATTTTAGCATCAGGTGCAACCATTCGTTTCACTGCAACTAAATCGGTACCGTTCGGATCTTGTGGTGCTGTATGCATCAATAACACGCAGTCTTCACGTTTCTCAGGGCTAAGCATTTTCAAGAACATTGCGAACGCATGTATCAGATCGGAAGGATTTTTCCTTCGTATATTTCGATTCGACCAGAACACTACAAATTTCGATTTGTTCTGTTTATGGAATTCTTTATAGAAATGTGTATACTCTTCGAAATCGGCATCACCTGGTAGTATAGGACGATATACTGTCGAATCGATACCATGTGGAACATAACTTGTTAATACATCACCAGGTCGATACTCTTTCGCCAAATCTACATCGGTATCGATATCGTGCGTTTTGATACCTGCATACTCGAGTACTTTATTATGAATGAGATGTGACTGTTTACTGATTCCCATAATCAAATCACATGAACCATAAGCAGATCGATTCCATAACGGATACGGAAAATTGTCCCATATCGCATAGTATATTAATGGAATCTTATATACATGGTGAATCTCGTGTTCCATCTGATATAACCATGTCCAAAAACGAGGATCGGTAAAGTGCATTATCGCATCTGGTTTTTCGATCTCTATAAGTTTTCGTAATGTCTCAGGATCGCCATAACCGGAATTCGGATATATTTTCAGATATGGATCTTGGATACCGGTTTCTTCACGTACACGATCGCTGACATCAAATACTTGTCCATGATTGTAATGCTTTATTGCTGCACCTAACTGTACCCAATTGTACCGGTCAGCAGTACCGAAAACAAATGCTTTTGACATTGTAGCAATACCTGACGTTGTGAATAGGTCGTCGCTTAGCAAAAGTATTTTCGGCCGTTTCAGTTGATTTTCTGAAACTTTTTTCAATTTTGGTAGCTGCATATGAAACTTTTTTTAATAAATATGTTTTCTAAACTTATCAATTTACGATAATCGAACTTATTTTTTTCTTTTCGGCAAGTTTTAAAACGTATTCGATTTCTTTTTCAACGCGATTCGGATTCGGTAAAAATACCACAATTCGATCGGCTTCATCTAACATTCTTCGATATCGATCATAATAGTGACTCGGATGAAAACCTTTGCCGTAATATTCTTCATTCAGTGCAGAATACATCCTATGACCAGTGAATGACGGATTGTATTCTTTATAGCGCAAACCGAAATCTAAACTGTATTTTTTAGCCCACCGTTCAGCACCCTGGTCGGTGCCACCTGATAGTATAGTTGCGGTATTGCCGAATTGGTCGCGTATCCGTTTGACAAACGAAGCGACTTTACTTTCACGGACATAATCTTTACTTCCGATTATCGCAATACTATACATGTTCGATTCTATTTTCTCTTGGACACAAATCAGTCATCTCTTCGTATTCACAAAATCTGCAATTGAATCCGCCCTTTCCCATAAAAGCAGGATGACTCTTATCGATATAATTACCGTCCTTATCGAAACATGAATCGATAAATTCTTGAAACGATTTTTCGAGTGACCGCATCGAAACTTTGCCGGATGCTGGTGAAAACTGAGCGACACGTTTTATAGGCCATAAACTATCTTCATCGATCTTTTGGCGCAATATAAAATATACAATATCGACCTTATCTTGATCGATATTGAACTTTTCACAGAAATGTTTTTTATATAACACCAATTGATCTGTAGTCGTTTTGTCCTGACGTTTCCATTTATTCCAACCTTTTTTAGCAGTCTTTATATCTAATATCGTATATCGCTTCGATGTCTTATCGTAAAACACCAAATCTAAATGCTGTTGTAATAATACAGTCGGCCGTTTCGGATCTGCGGTAACTGTCAACGGTAATTCTACACCGACTAAACTGACACCTTTTGTTGAAAAGTATGCGGTTCTTTTAGATTTTATGTGCCGTAATATTTCACAACCATCTTTATAATATTCAGCAAGTTCCTCTTTGGTCGAAAAATGTGAACCGTGCTGCTCTACTGCAAGTTGATATTCTTCTTTCATCAACTCCATAAGACGTTTGCTGAGATCCATTTCGTTTGCAACCTTTACGGCTCGTACATAACATGCATGAATGAATTCTTGCAATACACGGTGCATTGCAGTACCGTATACAAAACTTATCGATTGTGAAGGTACTTTATGTTTTCTTACGTATCGCAACTCCCACTGTTTGGGACATTTTTTATATTTCGTGTATTGACTAAACGATACGATTTTTTCGGTTTCCCAGTTGATTTCTTTTTCCACAACTAAACCGAATACGCCACTTGCATACGTAAGACTCATCTTGATTATTTTTTAGGTATACCATATACTTTAATTGCTTCTGCTTCACTGATTCCATACATTCTCAAGTAGTCTTTTAGTATCTGTGTTCCGTTTGCCGATTCGAATATGAACGACAAATTATCGTAGGTTTCCGATGTCGACCATTGTTCTTGCTGTGACAAAAATTCTATAAGTCTTTTCGATATTTTACTATCCTCTTCTGATTTTGATTTTATATACTTTGCCCAAAACTTCTTTTTAGGTAGTAAATCAAGATACAAGTTGTAAACATCCTTAGGTCGCATACCGGTAAGTGTATATTGTTGTAAATAGTTTACCGTTTCGATATAATCAGGATCCATTGAAATGAAACGATTTATCATATACGGACTGAATTGCTTCTGGTCAACATCTGATAGATCGTCCCATTTCGTTTTTTTATCGAATAGACAGCTTAGTAGGTCGAATATTGTTTTACCTTTTACAGTATTAGTTTTCGCCAAGGTCTATCAATTTAGTATCATTAACTAATTGGTCTTCGTCAGGCATCATATCACCAATTGGTGTACCGCAGTCGTCACATCTGAAAACCGGTATCGGCACCAGTTGGTCTTGTGGCGACCCGACTAAAATTTTTGAAACACGTCGAAACATGAATGTCTGTGCGAAAAACCTACCATCGCAATTCGAACAAACTTCCGGTGTCGACTGTGATAATAATTGTGCCGGTGAAATTCCGTGTAAATCCATAACTTCCTTTTATTTTAAATGTGAGATTATACCAATAAACATAGCCATAATACTGATTTCTTTATCGACACACATTGCATCTTCACGCATTGTTTTTGCAATTTCAAGTATTATAGCCGCCTGAGTTCCTTCCTTTGCATACTGTTCGATATTATCGTACAGGAATCGATATAAATCATCGAACGTTCTGACTTTACTATCAGCAACAATCTGTCTGATATTTGTAAACATGTCCTTTGATGTAGATTTCGATTTCAACACATCTAAAATCTTATTCATGTAATCGACCTCCATCACAGATTGCTTTGTCAATTTCAATTCACCATTGACGATTTGACGTTGTGTTGAACCGATGACTCTACGAATATCAGGATAACTGTTATTTATAATTATACCGACATCTTTCATATCGAACTGCACATTTTCCTGTTTCAATATATCGACAAGACGAATCGCTACATCTTTTTTAGATGGTGGATAGACTTCGAATACTGTACATCGACTCTGAATCGGATCGATTATTTTCTCAGGATAGTTACATGTCAATATGAACCGTGACTTTCTTGAGTACTGCTCCATCATGTTTCTCAGTACTGCCTGTGCGTTTGGTGTTAGATAATCGGCCTCATCAAGAAACACAATTTTCCACTTCTTGAAACCTACACTCGATACAAAGGATTTTATCTTTGTACGTATAGTATCGACATTGTTTTCATCTGATGCATTGATATATAACACATCGCAATCGATTGTGTTTGTGATTATCTTACCTAATGTTGTTTTACCGGTACCTGCTCTTGCATGTAATAACAAGTGAGGAATATCATCCTGATCGATATAACGTTGGACAGTTTCTTTTAGGTTTTCATTGCCGATATAATCGGCTAATTTATGTGGACGATGCTTCTCTGTCCATAACGAGTGTGTAATTACGTTTTCTTGCATTCTGCTAAATTTTTTATTATTTGTTTAAATGTATCTGAACTGAAATGCCGTTCAATGATTTTTTCAGTCTCTTCTGCAATATTCAAATTTACGTAATTTTCCTGAATATTCCAAATTTTTTCTCGTATAATTTCACCCTCACGAATGAAATTTATATAAGGTGGCCTGGTCAATTTATTTGGATACAACCATTTGGAATTATACAGTTCTGCATAAATCGGTATATCAGGTAATATTGGTATACATCCTAACACCATCGATTCTAAAACATAATACGGATCCGAATCTGCCTGATTTATCGAAAACAATATTTTTGCACGTGCTAAAACTTTTCGATATTCTGCCGGTGATAGATTCGCTTGATATAAATTTATGAACGCAAATGACGTGAATTCTTTTTGCAGTGCCTCAAATAATTTGATGTCATGTGTAGAATCAGGCGTCGTATTCATTACGATCAAATCTTCTTTTACAATGTCATAATCCGCAACACTCTTTCGAATATTATCGACTACAGAACTAAAGGGTAGGGGACAAAACATTATTTTATTTTGCCACCTACCACTATAGATTCGCCGGAAAGTGTGTAGTTTCGATTCGACAGTCACAAGATTATAGTCGTAACATGCAACTAAAGATCTTTCGAACCTGTCGGACCAGTCGTAATTTTTGCCACGCAATTTTGTTCTTAGATCTCCATGTTGATAGAAAGAACCATCGTTCCAAAAACCTATCAATTTAAAATCAAGATCGAATGCTTCACTGTATTCCTTTAGTGTAATTGTTAGAGGGTCTCGTGCGTTCGGAAAAATGAATACAGATCCTTTTTTGGCGTAATTACGCAAATGGTGAACCATATTCGTAGATAGTGTCGATGCAGAATAGAAATTACTAAACATGTAATCTTTGTTACGGTGCCCTTTAATAAAGGTTACCGATTCTACATTTTCAAGTGTACGTAATTCGTCACAAACAAGTTGCCATCGAATATCGTATGACAAACCACCTGATGCATTATCTATAACAAATATGTTCATACGTTGTTAGAAATTATACAACTTCGACAATTTTGGTTTCTGAAACATTCTTCACGCGATAATCACGAATATCACCTACTGTCGTGAAATTTTTAATTACCTGTGCTTCTGCTTCAGTAACTCCTGTTGCCAATGTCAAATACTGTTCGGTACTTTTTTTGTACTTTCCGGTATTCGATTCTGACTTAATCTCTACATCTACTCGAAAATACATTTGTCCATCTGTTCTCATAAAACTATTTTTAATGCTTAATTTATTAATACAATTTTGAATGTGTCAGGATACTTTTTAGGTGTCTCTAAATATCGGTGTTCTGTTAATATAATACCAACAGGGTCACCGTAATTGTCTAACTCGACTAAATGTGCTCTTTTAGGTGCCGCGTATTTAACGAATATGAAAAGTCGACCATCGTCGATATGTTGTACTAACTGACCTTTTTTGAATTTCTTATTCTTTGTCATGCGTACACTCGTGTTTCGAATCGAATTTCATACGTAACCAACACCAACAATAACGATACGCTACAACTAAACCACCGGCACCTAATAGTAAATTGGGATGACCTTCACCGCATAATCCAGTCGCATGTCTTAAAAATTCAATCATCGTTTTTCATTTTTAGTATTGACGGAATCTGTCGCATATAACCATGAGGATTATCCATACCATATCCAACCAACCATTCGTCTTCTAATTCGAATAAACTCCAAACTTCTGAATAATATTTTCGCAGTTCTTCAACCGGTGTCGTTTTACGTCTTGCACATGTGCATAATACTAATTCGACCGGTGCGCCGTTTGCCTCGTAGTATTCTGCAATAAGTTTTGCGGTCTCACCACTATCTGCAATATCGTCGAATATATAAATGCGCTGGTTAGGTTCTATATGTAAGTCGTTGCCGTCTGCATCAGTGAAACGTTGTAATCGTGTGTTTCCTGATTTTTCAGTACCAGTGTAAGAGGTAACTTTACAAAAGTCTACATGCGCATCGAATGCTAAATATCGTGTAATATCACTGAAGAATCGATACCCTCCATCTAAAACACATACCCATGTACTTTTAAGTGGGCTTTCTTTATGATACGAGTTTATATGTGTCGCCATCGATTTGATTCTCGTTTCGATTTCACCACTCGTATATAAAACATTGTACTTGCCTGTTTCTACCATAACTTCCTTTTTATTGTATCATTACTAATAAATACTTTGTACTGAATCCATCACCTGCAAATTTAATTGTCATCAGACCTTGTGAACTTAATTCGATACTACCTGTCGTACAGTCTTTATTCGCTGCAAATATCTCTTTTATCGTATTCGAATTGAATTTCATTGCAGGTATAGATCCGTCAATCGAGTCGACTGATAGTGCCAATGTAATCTTATCGGTGTTGTGCTCTGCATAGTTAATTACTAAATTCACATCGTCACCATCTTGAATAAATGCCACAACCTCACTATCAGGCAATGCGTTTTTTGCTTTGATATACTGATCGATTGTTATCGAATTAACATTCAATTTCACATCAACAGGTGGCAATTGATTTATCGAAGGTGGTGTTTCAATAATATCCAAATCGGCTAACATTATCTGACCTGACATAATGTCATCGATTATATCCATTGATACCACTTTACCTAAGTCTTGATTAAACGATACCTCAACTTCGGTTTGCATTGCCGATAATATTTTCGATATTGTCGTTGTGTTGAATACACCGAACTCGAATTCATCGCCAAGAGTCGTATCACCAGGATGTTTCACATCGACATCATTTACAACAACAAACCCTAATAGATCCTTTTGGTCTGTTGCAAAACTTGTCAATAATTTACGATCCTTCGACGTGATTCTGACCTGGTTACAAAGACCACCTAATGAATACTTGCTTATAAAATTTACTAACTTTTCCTTTTTCATAAAATTTAATTTAAACCAATATACGTATTTTTTTTAAGATAACCAAATATTTTCACTAAAATTTAAAAAATTTATTTGACAGATCGTTGAGAACAATTTCACCCCATCCTAAACTTAACCAGAAATTCGTTAGTTTTGTTTTCAACACGCTTTCAAATATCGCATCTCTGTCGATGTGTGCATGGACAAAGTCTCGTATATTTTTAGGATCTTCAAAACCTTTCAATGCCATCGTGTCGAAATTATACTTGTTCTGTTTTAGATAGCCCCACAAGATTTTTTCACCGTCCTGTATATGAGGTATTGTGTAATTCTTATCTAAATCTAATAAATCGTTATAATTCATTGCGGCCTTTACGTGTACAGGAGTACCTTTTTGGCGTTTACCAAATATTCCAGTATGCCATTTTTCTACATCTTTTACACCGGTCGGCAACATCAGTTCGTGTATTTCGACCGAATTCAATTTCGATTTGAATTTACGCACCTTTTCATTCATCGATTCTTTATCGGCGTCGTGTAATATATCACGCAATATCTCATCCATGAATGATCTGAACTTTTCAGGGAAACTTGAACGCACTACATCTAACCCTTTCACATCCATATGGTCAACTCGATGGCCTTCCTTGTCGACGATCCATTGTGCATAACGTTTCTTTACACCTTCGAACTGTTTGGTTTTTGTACTAATCGCACCTACCCAAAATGCACGTTTCGCAATCAGCTCTTGCTTAATATCCCATCTATGAGTATCGACATTATGATACCGTTTTGCGTATGCTGAATACGAACCGTTAACAAATGTCTGCACATCATTTATTATGTCTTTCGATTTCGCAACAATTTCATCATCAGTATAAGATTCCATTACGCCGTGGCGGTGAACAAACAACGGTTCAAGAGGTTCGAATATCGAATCCGTATCGGTGTATATACAATACGACTTGTCCGTTGTTCCTAATTCTTTGTTGTAAAAGAAATCGGCTGCTCTCGTTGCCCACTGAATAACCGACTGCCCAGTTAACGTAACCGCTTCACCATTTGCCTTATCATAGAATCTAAATGACGGCAGTAACAATACACCATAAAACGAGTTAAGCAAGATTTTTGTAATTAACTGCTTACGATCGTAATATGCGGCAAGTTTCATGTCGCCATCGCGTTCTGCCTCTTTACGTAGATCCTTGAATCTTTTTCTATCGTCGAACCATACTTTTAGAATTGCAGGTATTACGCCATCTTTCTCTAATGTGTATGTGACACCGTTCGATGCTACTGATAGATTGTTATCGATAAGATACTGTTTCAGTGCAGCAGATCCGACAATTTCAGTCTCAGTCGTTTTTTTCACTTTAAAGAAATCGTCGAATTCGCCAGTGACTGTGTTGTCACGATAAAACTCTAATCGATACGTGCGTTCTGTACCCTTAACATATTCCTCTTCGTCCCAACCATGTATCTTACAATATTTTGTTTCCGGTGAAATATTCAAGGTAATCATATTCATCGGATACAGTGACGTTAGGTCCAAATCATACACCCATTTGTATAGTCCTGGTGTAGGTTGTTTAACAAAGGCTCCTTGTGCTTGGTCTTCACGTTGTGATTTATTTGCCGAAGCGATTAATCCGTTACGCCTACAATACGTAAGGGCTGCGCCATCCAAATATGCGCTTGTGAACTGAATATCCTGGTGTGCGCAATGTCCTTTATGACATAGACCTAACGCAGTCATAATCAGTTCTAATTTGTTTTCCAATGCTACAACCAATTCGACGTCTACAATATTATACTCGGCAAACTTCACAATATCGGTATTATACAAATGGTCCAAATCGCCCTCGTATTCTACCTTACCACGCCCCAATTCGAACTTCGCAATTGTATTCAAACGGTAATTCGATTGTTCGATATATGTGAATTTTTTATAGAGATTCAAATAGTCAAGCACCGTAACACCTGCAATCGATATCAGTTCACCACTGTTTGTGAATTTCTTTTTTACAAGTTTAGCATCAGGACTTAACGAGTTCGCAACATCGTAACCGAATATTTTTACAATTCGATTATACAAATACGGCATATCGAAAAACTCTACGTTCCAACCAGTGATTATATTGTGACCGACTTTTTGATATGCGTTCATGAACGACATCAACACATCACGTTCGTTTTTATATGTCTTGATTTTAGCAGTAACCGATGCACCATTTATATCGATCGTTGTCATGTATTCCTGTGCGTCTCTATGCGTATCTAACAATAAACATGTATAGTGAGGATCTCCGGTGGCGAAATAGGTTATCGCAGTGACTGTATTGTCTGCATCTTCTGGTGTACTGTACTTTTCTTCTTTGGCAACCTCTATGTCGATGTATAGTATTTTAGTATCTTTCGACACCTCATCTGAATCTGCATAACGATCAATAAGGAATCTTGTTGCAGGTGATACGTTATGCTCGTATACAAGGCCCATTTTAATTGAATCATCTGACCAGTCTTTCACCTTTTTACATCGATAACCATCGATAGTAATTGAATCACCATCACGGTCAATCATATACGCATAAGGTTCATAATCATGAACCGTGTAACCTACATCGTTGTGTTCACCATCGCCCCACAAATGTATCTTCTCTTTCCGTTCATCATAATATATCGATCTATACATTATACGAAAAATGTGTGTTGACCGGCTGTCGTTGAACCAACAGGACGTTGTTGAGATAAATTAGGTAACATTCGTTGAAACTCTTTTCTTGGATTGTCAGATTTTATAATCTTATCGATCAGTTTAAGGTTTCTAAAAATATCTTTTGGTAAGATTTGTTCTTGGAAATAGTCATCACATCTAACCAAATTGTGTAGTAATTCCTGAGTATCTTTGAATACCGACAGATTGTAGAGTACAATTGCAGCATATGCTTCTGACTTGAACTGACCGATAATATCGGTATCTTTATATTCCTCACGTAAGATCTCACCGATTTTATTATTCACTGGAGGAAATATACCACCTTGTGAATAGTCGATCTTACCACCTTTCAGTGTGATGTCTCTTGGAACGTGTATGACTTGCCAGTTCCATCCTCTTGGTATAAACATGCCACCGAATTTCGCTTGAAATCCACTCGTTGTTTTTATTTTCGTGTTCTTTACCTTCCATCAGTACAACTGTCGATGCTAAGATTTGATACAACGGTGCAGTACGTTGAGCAACACCTATGGCCCATCCATTAAATTCAAAACCCTTTACCTTATTATACCATGCAGAATATTTCTGTTCGGTCAAACCTTGAAGAACGTTTAGAAACTTGACCTTACCAGTTTGGTTCTGTTCGAAGTATTTGAAATTATTGTAACTAATATCCAAACATTCATCGAAGTGGCCCGACTTAGTTACTTTGGGTGGTATATCTAAATTTGCAGCTATTGTTGAATTGTCCTCCAACCATCTAAAAATTCTGTGACGTAATTCGTCTGTGTATTGCAGTTTACCCATGGCGATCTGAAAACCACCAGAGTCACCGAATATCGTACTACTTTTAGGAAAACCGAATGCTTCGATATAGTTTTCAGTTTTATAACAGTGTCCGGCTGTTGTGAGATATGCAGGTATACGATATTCCTCAGGATACTCATCTGAATAGTATCTGAACGACAATTTACGGTTCGGCGTCCACTGATCTTTTTTCATTGCTGCCGCAATAGGTCCTGCACTACAAGCAGGAAAATAAAATAAACTACGATCTTGCATTTATATATTCATTTAATGTTTTACAATTATTACAGTGTCCGCACTTTTCTGTGTCTGAATTGAAGCAGTTCCACATATCATCTATGGTAAACCCGTATGCTTTCAATTCATCGTATACTTCCCATTTTGTCATCTTTGTATTACGGTTTTCCATTAGTATAGGATCTGTTTTTATTTTACCGTGCGTCAAATAGTTCAGCATCGCATCCATATGTAAATAGAATCCTAATGTCGAATCAGTAAACGACCAAGGCGTACCGTCAAGATTCAATGTTTTACTGCCTGATACAATTACAGATGCACCTAAACGTTCTGCAAGAGATGCTGCAATTGCACCTATTACTAAATTACGTAAAGGTGTATACACATCTGAAACCTCACCGACATTATGCTCACCATTGACTGTACCTGTCGTAAACAGTCCACGTGATACAATCTCATGCAATGTTATTCCCATACGATCGCAAAATGCACGGGCCTTTTTCCATTCTATATTAAGTGGCACTTGACCGTAGTTAAGAAACACGCCATGATATTCACAACCAGTTCCGTACTTGTCGATTGCTTTCAATGCAGCTAACATACTATCTGCACCTCCTGATATTTCGATCAATATTTTTTGTTGCATGCTTTTTGTATTATCTTGTTTAGATTTTCGTATTTTTCAACTGCATGATTAAACATACCGATCTGAAATTTATCTTTCATATACACTGAATTATAGTATATGTTAATATCATGTTTCTGAATTTCGTCGATTACATTCCGCATCACTCGTTTGTCGTTAAATGCAAATGTCAATACAGGTGCAACTCGTTCACCTAAAAATTGATATGCACCGTTATCTTTTATCGCTGCACAATTTTCTTCGATCTGTTCCTTTGTACAGAAATTGTTCGCATCGATACTCAAAATTTGAGGTAACATTGTAGTGTGAGGTGTTTCTCTATTACGTTTCGAATCGATGTATCTTCTAAAATTCAAATAGAATCCAGTCGAACCATCTATCAGTTTTTCAATTTCTTTACGATACGCCAATATTCCAAGTGCTGGTAAACCACGTAATATTTTCGCAGTACTTGAACAGATTACCGATGCCGGTGTAGGATCGTAAAATCCTAAGGCAGATACCATGTCGACGATACTTATAACACCGATCCTATTACATTCTTCAATCAGTGCATCAATCTTATTTTTCTTCGATACACTCGTTTCAAAACAAACACAAATGAATACTTCGAATTTGCCGGTCTCCAGTTTACGCATCGCATCGGTTTCATTTGTAGCGACAGTTATATTTGCATTGCGACTTACACGTGTACACATATCAACTATCCTTTCTGAAAATGTACCGTTTGAAAGTATTAATACATTTCTAAAAGCCGTTAATCCGTTAACCGCAGTTTCAATTGCCGACGTACCAGACCCTTGTGTAAGAATCACATCGTAGTCCGCATCATCCATACTGAAATACGAATCACGAATTAGATCGCATTTGTCCTCATATAGATTATGAAATTGTTTCGATCTGTGATGGAAGTCGATTTCGATATACCACCTTGAATTCACTGGACCAGGACTGAATAGATCTTTCATTACTTCAACCTATTTATAAATGAATAAAACTCGTCTCGTACTTCATGTGTGTTGAGAAACGCACCGCTTAGTTTACTCGTCATCATTGTAGAATCGTGACGTACCCCTCTGATACATGCGCACATATGATTCGCTTCAATGACAACAGCAACCCCTTTATTTCCACCACAAACCGAATCGATATAGTTATGTATTTGCATTGTAAGATTCTCTTGTACCTGTGGTCTTCGTGCAAACCATTCAACAATACGATTCAATTTCGATAACCCAATTACCTTATCACCTGGTAAATATGCGACATGCGCTCTACCTACAAACGGTAAGTGATGATGTGAACAGATCGATTTGACATCGATATTACCTTGAAATACCATGCCATCATAACAATCTACATTATCGAATGCTGTAATATTCGGTGCATTCGTATAACACCCTTCAGCCAAATCGTTGATAAATGATTTTGCTACACGTCTTGGTGTATCTGAACTATTCGGGTCATTTCGCCAATCGATACGCAATGTGTCCATAAATACCTCGTATGCCTTTGCAGCATCGTCGATCATCGATTTACGTTCATCCTCAGTGAACGGAACATTGCTATTTGCGTATTTTAACATTTTGTCATTAAACATAGTGCAATTTTGATTTTATAACGTTACGTGAAAAATTGTCGATATTTGGAATGGCTACACGACTATACCGATAAAACCCTTGACCAGGTTTACCGTTGGTTCGTGTGTGCAATCTTGATGCAATTCGTAGACGTATATCTACTGAATCTTTATACGATGGTTTCCAGTTATTCAGATACTTTTTAGGTGCCTCTGTAATCACATTGTCGATTTGAGTTGTCGCATTAAAACCTCTGCGTTTCATCTCAGTGTTGACTGAATCGAGTCTATCTTTAAGATACAATAACTTGTCTTTGAAAAAGTTCATGTGACCTTTACCTAATGAAAATTGTTTAGGTATCTCTGAAACTATACGATACTCGTTCTTACGAAAACTGCCTGTTATCATTGTGATCTCTACAGATTCTGCAATTAAGTGCTGGTCTGATAGAAACATAGGATTGACACCAACATTCACTCTTGCCATATTATAAATTTTGTATGCACAAACATACGAAAAATATTTGAGAATTCCAAATTATCCTTCAAGCATTTCACGTTCAGCATCTAAATTTCTATTGATTGCGTTATCGGTTGTGAATTTCTCAGGATACCTTGCACGTAACTTCGCAATATTTTTAGCCAATACATGTGTCAGATCGATCTTATTCGCATTGCAAAACTCGGAAATGTACCATAAAAGATCTCCCAATTCTTCTTCGACATTGAACCAGTCGATCGGTTTGTCATATGCTAAATTCTTTTTAAATTGATCGGTAAGTTCGCCTACTTCGGTTGCCATTCCCATCACCATGTGCAGTGATGTGAGGTCGGAGTAAGGTTTATTCAATGGTGCGTTTGTACGACCTGTAAGACTCGTATACTCGCGTAATGACATGTTTCTACTAATTTCCAACGACATCAGAATCTGTTTTATCTGTTTTAAAATAATCTCCAACATACATACCGTACAAATTCAGTACGATAATTACAAAACTAAGAACCATGTGACTCCAGTTCATGATGAATACATCGTATACGACCCATCCTAAGTCTCCGACTATCCATGTAACAAATGCAGTTTTTCTCTTATCGACTGAATTGAAATAGTATCCGCATAGGATTAGAACAGTCGATACCCATCCTAACGAATCTAAAAAAGTGTCTATCATCTTATTTGTATTTACCGTTTGTTAACATTAATGTCTCATCAGGGAAATCGACCGATACGCGGCACTGGTCTAATCCGTACATGAGTTCATGGGCAAGTTCTAATGCTTGCGATTTAAGTTTGACTCGATCTGATTGGAATCTTGGGTAGTGTATAAATCCGATAATTGCACCGTCTTCGGCACCATTTGTGTAAACATACCGGGTCGGCGTTACAGTTACACACTGACCTACACGATCTACCCATTTTTGAGCGATCTTTTCCGCATCTTGTATTGGGCGAATAACGCCGGTCTGTTTACATTTCAAACCGACGTATATGTTAATCGTATAGCCCGTTACTTTTGTTATTGGTATCATTTTCATATTATACGCATCTTTCAGTGTCAAAGGCAATTATGTGAGGTCTGCCTGTAAAATTATAACCAGTGTCTCTACAAAAATTCATAACATCACCATAACTTAAAAACAGTGCCGCTCTGTTGTCGCCAGGAGGCATAATATAAGTTTTCGATTTAGGTGCGCCTAACTCGTCTAAAAACGTTTGAACTTCAGACCAAATTTCAGGATCTTGAATCGGATTCACAACAGGCTTCAAATGATAATCTGTATGCGTTTCCATGTTGTATTTAATCGCATCGAAATTCAATCTGAATTTATTATGCTGGTCGATCATCTTCTGGTCTACCGTTGCACCCTGAGGAGTTTTAATACCTAATTTAGGTACTGAATTGCTGAATTTAGGTGATATTGAAACTAAACCAATAGGCTTGTCTGTGAAATCTATCCGATGAGAACCCTCTGTTTCAATTGTCATTACAATGCCACGTTCATGACAAAAGTTATTTAGTGTATTTACAATTGCAGGATGCATTGTCGGTGCGCCTCCTGTCAGCATCATTTCTGAAATATGAGGATTTGCATCATATATTTTGATAATATCATTGATAGTGTATTTACCCTTTTCAGGATGAATCGATGTATACCAAGAATCGCACCAACCACCTTGTTCACCGAACCAACATCGATGTGTGCAACCTGTTGTACGTATCACAATTGTCGGCATACCTGCTCTTGAGCCTTCACCCTGTACAGCAGTGTATACCTCTACAATTGGTAGCGTCTTGTCGAAATCTTCTATTGATTTGTTACGCATCTAACTTGTTTTTAGGTTTCTTTTTTTTAGAAAACTGTTTTTCAATTCTATTTATTTTTTGCGATATCTTATCTTTTATGTTGGTTATTGCCGATACCGCATCTAAATCTTCCCAGTCGAAAATATCTTTCGGGCTGACTTTTTTAGGTTTCATATTAACTCAAAAACTTTTCTTTGATTTGTGAAATACTATCGTTTGTAATCATTTCGAGTAATTGATCGATTTTAGAATCGATATTTGCCGGTGTAATATTGCAAACAATAGTGTCTACAACTTCACGCAGTGTTAATTTACTACCAACCTCATCGAATGATGATACTTCGTATTTCGAATATTTACCGGTTGCTTCGAAATCGTTTGCAGGATCGAATGTCATTGTGACTTTCTTCAAACCTAAAATTGCCGAAGGTGGTATTTTAAAATAGTGATATTTTTCTGCAAACGGGTTCCATGCAATCACACGAAGAACGCCGTATTTTTTATCGACATCAGCAATCTTAGCAACATATGATACCGATTTATAACGTCGTTTTCTACCGTCCTTTAAAACTGTGCGTTTTATCGATTCGTCTTTTAAAATAGTTACTGTCTTTACATCTGAATCGTCTACTAAATCACGGTTGTAACCAACAGGACACATTTCGATATCGTTAACACGACTGACTGCAAGTTCGATCAGTTGTGTGCCGTTGATGATGTTGTCCTCTACTAATTTGTGAAATGAAGGTTTACCACCAGGATACGCCTTTTCTAAAAAATCATAAATCAATCTCGTGTTGTGATGTTGATTTTTTGCTAACGTGTGCATAAATTAGATTTAAGTGTTAATAAATAAATGTGTTATATTAAATTCTTGACTATCATTTAAGTAAGTGAAAAACTCGCGTTCTAACCAGTCCAAGTTTTCCATAGTTAACTCTTCCGGTTCTGTTGCTACCGCAATACAATCGAATACGCCATTCTTGTAGATCCCCATCATATACTCGAAATTCTCATCTTTGTTCGATATGATTAAACCACCATTCAGTAAATCAATCGAGTTTTTAATTAGAATATCAATTTCTTCGGTAATACGATCCGATGTGTTTTCGTATGTCAATAGTATGTCAACTGATTTAGGTCTATAAAATCCGTCACCATTCCTATCATTCAATATGAATCTGAAATCTTTATATGTAAACTTATTCATCGTTTTCTCTTATTTAAAATCATAATACAAATATAGATAAACTTTTTGACATTTCCAAATATTTCTCGTTATTTTTTATGCCTCACACGCGCTACATACCATTAAATTCTCATTGAACTTCTGTGCTGCATTAATTGAATACTGATAATACAGTGTCTTTATACCTTCATCGTGTGCAAGTAATACAAGATTACTCACATCCTTAGGTGGAGTGTCAGGATGTATCATTATGTTTATAGATTGACCCTGGTCGATAAATTTCTGACGTTGTGCTGCAAGTTTAATTACATCGACTTGAGAAACTTCAGAAAACGTTTTAAACACGTCTGTCTTTTCATGATAGTTACTCTTAATCGGTTCAACTGAAAGTGAAAGTTGTCCCATGATGAATGATGACGATTTAGTAGGTGCAATTGCGATACGTGTCGTATTTCGCAGTCCGTATCCTTTTAGCATTTCAGGTTCGCCCCATTGCTCTGCCATCCATCTACTTGCATAATCCGATTCGTCTCTTAACTTTTTGAATATTTTAGCATTTGTTTGATACGATTCCAAACTGCCGAATGGAATCATTTTCTTTTGCAAATAGTCATGGAAACCTAAAATGCCTACACCAATTGCTCTATGTTCAGTTGCGAACTTGACCGCCTTTTCTAAACCTTGCATTTCAGATCCTTTGGCGATATATTCACTTATAACGCAATCGAGTATGATATTCGCAACGAATACGAGATCGTCAGGCCATTCATCGAATTTTGCAGCATTCAGTGACATCAAACAACAAGTAAATTCCTTTTCCGAATCACAATATTCGATAACTTCGGTACAAATATTGCTTGTGAATATACGCATATCCTTGTCGACATATACTTGAGGTTTCTGGTCATCGCAGTTATCTTCAAACAGAATATAAGGAAATCCGATCTCACTTCTACGTTTCAAAATTTTGGCGTAGGTTTTTCGTTTATCTTTATCACCTGCACGCATTGCATCGATCCAACCCTTCGGTATTGTCACACCGGTAGTTATGTTTTGAATGCCGTATCCTGGCGACTTTTTAACATCACCGTTTGCACCGACATCTAAAAACCAATCGATTTCAGGATGTTCGACAGTACAATATGCAGTGAGGAACCCACGTCGCATACCTCCTTGACTTACCTTCGCAATAATATTACTGTATTCGGTTAGCCAAGATATGAGGCCTTCAGAAATACCTGATTTGTCTTTTCCGTATTTTAAACCGTATGGTCGAATAGCCGATAAGTTTTTCGCAGTACCTGCACCATTTTTTGCAAGTATGCCCATCTCATACATACCATGCAATATCGAATGCAGTGTGTCATCGACAACTCCAAAATTGCAAGATATCGGTAAACCTTTATTATTACCGAAATTGCTCAGAATCGGTGACGAAAACGACAATAGATTGCGTTTCGAATATTCGTATACTTTTTCAGCAATACCGTTTATTTGGCTAATCTCACCTACACGTTTTGCTATTTGCATGTACCGCTCTTCGGCAGTGATACCTTCTATATATCCTCTATCTAAAAAGGTACGAGAGTCATCAGTTAGCCAATCAAACTTTTCGAGTTGCATGTTATTCCGTTTTTTAATCAAATAATGAGTCTTCGCTGTAATCTTTACCTTTCGCATAATCGACGCTTCGTTGATCGAAAAAGTCGAAATCGGCTGTGGCTAACAACATGTTTGTGAGATAGTCGGATTTTTCTAATAGATTCTCATCGGTTTCGAATTCTGGTGAAAATCCTATCAGTTCCAAACTATTATTGAATCGTAGTTTCAAAAATTCATCGATGCAGTTTCTTGGTAGAAAATCTAATTCGCCGTGTTCAAATATCCAATCCAATACTTTCATCTCAGCTGCAAATGCTTTACGAGCATTACGTCGAATTTTATCTTCCATCTCCGCATCGAACCAGTCAGGATTTTCTTTTTTGATAATATTAACTAAATTACTACCAAATTTTCCATGGATTATTTCTTCGCGAGCAGTTGCATTGATAATTTTATGTATCGTTTTCAGTTTATTTTTATATTTCGAAAACGATGATACGATTAAGAACTGACTGAATAACGACACGTTCTCAACAAGTAGTGTAAACAAGATCAATGATTTCGTAAACTCTTTGTTCGAACGTGAATTGATGCCCTCTAAATATTTTTTCAAATAACGAGTGCGGTCATGAATTGCCGGTATATCCATCAGTTGTTGAAAATCCTCGTCTAAACCTAACTCCTTAAGCAGTTCCGCATATGCAAACGAATGTACCACTTCATTACCGGCAAAACAACTGCCGACAAACGCAATCTCCGGTTTGTCCATACGCATATCGAGTCGTGCCCAAAATGTTTTCACTGCATGTTCTACGTGTGATATTGCCAACATTGCACGTTTTGCCTTCAAATATGTTTGTCATATAGACGAGTTTTTAGTTATCAATATTCTACTATCGATTTATAATAAATTGATATGTGTTAAAATGTTACTGGGTATCAGTAGGAGCGGAAGGCGCCGACGTTGTTTTCGTTGTCACTTTCGGTTTAGCCGATTCCAATTCTTCCGCTTTTGTTTTCAATTTCAAACCTAAAAACTTAGGATTCGATTGATTGCTTTTAGCAATTTCTGCTGCACGTTTTTCTATCTCTGAAAGTTCTTCGGCGTGTGCTAACATTGTTTTTGCGCATACTGCCATACGGTTTCTACCGTTACCATTACTTTCGTATACGTTAAAAAATTTCATCGGATCGATGTCGATTGTATCGTTGAATTTACCTTTATCTTGCTTCGAAATACCGATATAGTATTCGCCAGATGGCGTGTGTGTAACTTTGTATATGAACATTTTTTCTCCGTTTTTTATAATAATAAGTATCTAAAATAAATTACTTGCTTTCGTATCTGACGTTAAATTATTTAACTGATTAAACCTTTGCTGCAAACGTCGTCTATCGTATTCTGTGTCGGTGCTCATTGTATTTGATACCTCTTTTCCCTGTGTGCTTGTTTCTGAATGTACGTTAATAACACCACGTGATGTGTCCATGTATACTGGGAATGTAACACCATCTATACCGAAACGGTTTTTGATTATGTGTAGTCTTGCCGTATTCGACAATTTATCCTGAGCCTTTCTTGACAACGACATAACAAAGTCTGCCGGAAATATTTTTGCGTATGCACCGGCTGCTTTGTCCGCTTCGATAATATCGGTATTTAAGCCTTCACGATTCGACTGTGATACTGTCCAAATAGGAACTTTGTTTTCACCTGCAAATCCTCTAAGTTCTTCATACAATGCTTCGAGTATCTCATGCTTTGCAAGTTTACTATTTCCAAACTTTAATAGATCCGCATAATCGATTATCACTAAATCTGGTTCTGTTCCTAACATTCGTAACTTAGTAAGGTGTGAACGCAATCCCATCAGTGATACCGATTTTGTAGGATACCATTTTATAATCAGCTGTCCTGCGATTTGTTTCAGTGCAGTTTTTACCTTATCGACATGAAGACTTATTTTATCTAAACTAATACCTGACAATATACAATCGTATCGCCAACCGGTATAGTTTTCGCTTAGTTCCAATGAATAGTGTACAACGGTCTTGCCGTTACGCATCGCGTTAGCACCTATTGCTGCTAATAACCAGGATTTACCTGCCCCGGAAGGTGCAATAGCAACACCCAATTCACCAGGTGCTAAACCACCTTTCATTATCTCATCGACAACAGGCCACCCAGTTGATAACGGTGAACGTGAATCCTCCATGTATCGTTGTTCGATCATCTCTAAATAGTCCATACCGATGTCAGTATCCATACCAACTTTCATTGCAGCATCGACTAATTGTTTTATTCGATCATAATCACCATTTTTTAAATGTTCAACAGATTCCAATATCGCAGACTTCAATTCCTGGTTTTTACAGAAATCGAGTGTTGTAGATTTTATGAAATCTAAATCGGTTTCGTTCACACATTTGACTGCATCTTTCAGTGTTGCAACAATTTCTTGTTTTAACAACTCGTCATCGACTTTATCGATAAAGACTTTCAATACATCTAATGTCGGTATCTTCTTGTTTTTCTTGAAATATTCTAATGCACGGTCAACGATAAATTTCACCGACTCGGAATCGAAATATTCCAATTTTATAAGATCGTATATCTGACTGACGAATGCAGTATCCGTCATTATAGATGCGATTATTTTAGTCTGAAATTTGTAGCCGTAATTAGCTAATTTTTGCTCCCGCATATATGTCTAAACGTTTAAATGTATCTCTTAACCATGAATCCACGTCTTTAATATTCGCATATAGTTTGTCTTCTAAAAACAATCTCTTAAACGTCTTAGTATTCATTTTGTTCACTGGCGAATCCATTAATTCACCTATACGCAATTTGTTAGTCGCTGCGATATCGACATCGTTTAACTGCATCAGTTTATAATTACGTTCGATCAGATCTCTATTCTCACATAATGCATTGTATATTTTTACACGTGTACCTTCGGCGATCTGTTTAGATGCGTTTTCGAGTAATTGGTCTACAGTACAAGGTTCTGATACCAGTGATGGGAACCGTTTTAAAAGTGTAGGTAAACCGATACCGGCAACGCCATTTATATTATCAGATGCATCTCCTGACAACATTCTGTAAAGTAAGTAATTTTTTGGTAGAATTCCAAATTCTTCTTGAATTTTTTCTTCTGTATATAATTTTTTCTTTACGGGACTCCAAACCTTTGTACGTTCGTTCACTAACTGAATAAAATCTCTATCTGTTGATACAATAGTTATTTTATTGTCGGCCGTTTCATAATACTGCTTTGTTATGTAAGCGATAACGTCATCGGCTTCGATGTTATCGATCGATATTACTGTTATTGGTAGTGTGTCGAAATAATCGACGATGCGTCTAAACTGTGCTTTCATCGATGCCTGTTCATCAACTAAATCGGCAAACTCGTCGAATCGATTCATTTTCGTTTTATTTTTACGATTCGATTTATAGTCAGGATATAGTTTTCTGCGGCGCTGAGATCCGCCAGTCCCATCGAAAACGACAACGCATCGAGTTGCTTGAAACTGGCGGATATTCGCACCTACTGATTTTAAAAAACCGATAACTCCACCGACATGCATACCGTCATCGTTCAATGCAGGCACGGCACTGAATACTCGGATGAATGTATTCAATCCATCTATAATCAATACATGGTCATCTTTACCTCTTGGCGTACCTAATTCATCTCCGAATTTAGTCCACATTTCTTGGAGTCTATTCATAATTAAAATGTTATGCTGGTTGTTGTTCCTGATGTCAATGATATGACATTACTTGAAATACTACGTACAATCAAATCAATATTATTTGAACCATATTTTTCAACAGCATCATCAGACAATCTGCGAGTCAATTCAAATTTTGCAGATTCATAATCCTTTGATAGGATGCTCGTGATAGGATACAAAATATCTGTATCTATAATATCACCTTCATCATTGCGCAAATAACCTATTGCCGCAACTTCAAATAAATAACCTTTACCTTTCATAAATTTTCAATTTTAATTTAAAATCAAATATAAGAATCTTTTTTGAGAATTCCAAATAATTACTAATTAATTAATCGTTTTCTCCTAAGAAGTCTTCCTGAACTACAATATCATCTACGCCAAAATCACGGTTCACTTTATACGTCATCACAAAACGATCGCATATCATATCATAGATCCATTCACGCAATTCAGTATTTGCATCCATCCACTGCCCAAAGTCTTTACTTCTGAATTTTAATTCACCCGCAAGTTTCTTTAATTCACCTGTTTCAGGATTAACAACATCGCCATCGAATGTTCGTAATACCGGTTTACCGTTCTCGTCGCGCTCCTTATTACTCTCGTATGATAGTTTAATCGTCCAGTAACCACCAGAATTCGCCAATTTGAATGTCTTCATGGTGTTTAACCAACTGCCATAATTGTCAATACCAGATTCGAAATATATGTCGTAATCAACAGCTTTCAATGGTGGACCTAATCGATTCTTTTGAACTATCGCATGGGTTTTTATTCCCACTACCTGTTCGACACCATCTGAGTTTTTTGCTTTAATTTGTCCTAACGACTTCAATCGAATCCTTACCGAAGAGTGAAACGCGACGGCTTTACCGCCCGATGTCGAATACGGA